TCACACAAGAAATCCTAAATTGAACAACGTATTGATGGAAACCGCTCGACGTTCTAAAAATTTTCCAAAACCTGATATGTCTAGTTTAGCAGGACTGATGGATGGCGGATTTGATAAAATAGGTTCGAATGAGTCTGTAGGAACAGTTCAACAATCAAGTAATATGGATTTTCTAAAACAAATAGTTTCTCAGGGAGGCGGAGTATCTGCTCCTTTGGCACCACAAACCCCATCAGTTCTAGATTATACCGACGAAATGCCAGAATCATTGCAGGGGGTATTTAAGAAAGATTTTAGAAGTACTATGAAAAAATTGAATGAAATTAAAAAGAATGGTGGTAGTGGATTAATAATGCCAAGCCAAATTCTTTCAGGATAAATTAAATGGCAACCATAATCAAATCACAAGCAGTAAAACCTATCGGAATAACAATTCCAATAGAAGATTCTAATAGTGGTTATTTTGCACAATCATTTGATACTTTAACGCAGATAAAGAACAATATTATAAATCTTCTTAACACGCGGCCAGGGGAGAGGAGATTTCAACCTACATTTGGAACTAGATTGTGGAATATAGTATTTGAACAAAACTTGGATTCTTTGAAAGACCAAGCAAAAAATATTGTAAATGAAGATATTATGATGTGGATTCCAAATGTAACGGTGGAAGATATTACAACAAATTTATTGACATCCACTCAAATAAATTCCAATACCGATATGTATATGTTAGAGGTCATTGTTAATTTTTATGTTAATTTAACAAAACAATCGGATACGGTTATTGTTACTATAAATAATAACCAAATGCTTTAACACAATAATATGGCAATAAATACAACAACTCAGAAATCATTTCAACCAAATGCGAAAGAAGTAAGATATCTTAATAAAGATTTTTCTCAGTTTCGTGCAAATTTAATCAATTTTGCTAAATATTATTATCCAAATACATATACAGATTTCAGTGATGCATCCCCGGGTATGATGTTTATTGATATGGCGTCATATGTTGGAGATGTTTTATCTTATTATATTGATTATACATTCAAAGAAGGCATTTTAACAAATACCACAGAAAGAAAAAACATAATTGCTTTAGCCAAAAGCTTGGGGTATACAACAAAACCAGTATCAGGAGCAACAGGGCAAATTACGGTATCTCAAATTTGTCCAGCAATAACCGATTCTAATGGAAATTATGTTCCTGACCCAAATTTTTCTTTAAGTATTCAAGATAATATGCAGGTATCAAATAATACTGGCCAATCTTTTTTAACTTCTCAACCTGTTAATTTTGCCACAAATACAGATTTAACTCCGTTAACAACAATCGTATATCAAAGGGATTCGTCCGGTATTCCAACATTTTTTCTTCTTCAAAAGACCGTCAACATTCGTTCAGGAACAGTAGTTACAAAAACTTTTACGGTCAATGATATGACACAATTTTTGAATTTATATCTAGATGAAACAAATGTTTTGGAAGTGATAAATGTAACCGATTCAGATAACAATATTTGGTATCAAGTTGATTATTTGGCTCAAGAAATGGTATTGTCAGATGTTCCTAATGACGAATCTTCGGAAGGAATTCTTTCTCAATATAGTGATACGGTTCCTTATATTTTAAATTATTTAAAAACTTCTAGAAGATTTACATTAAATGTAGATGCTGATAATAGAACATTTTTACAATTTGGTCCTGGAACCAGTGGATTTGCTGACGAAATTATTAATTTAAGTTCTCAACAAATAGGGGTAGGATTGTCAAATATAAGCAGCCTTAATTTATCTTTAGACCCGTCCAACTTTCTTCAAAATGATAGTTATGGATTGGCACCATCTAATACAACTTTGACCGTAACATATACAATAGGAGGCGGAATAGAATCAAATTCTCCAACTAATTCGGTTATTAATATAAATTCCATCTCCATTGATAATACCACCGATGGTCTTACAACCGCAGAAGTAACTCTTCTCAATACTGTAAAAACTTCTATTCAAGTTAATAATAATAATGCTTTGGTGGGTGGTGCTGGCTCAGAAAGTAATGATGATATTAAACTTAATGCTGTTGCTAATTTTGCTTCACAAAATAGAATGGTTACGCAGACAGATTATTTAACAAGAATATATGCTATGTCTCCAAAATATGGTTCCATAGCAAAAGCGCAGGTAATAACATATAACAGTTTAAATGTAAATCAAAATCAAATATTAACTGGAACCGTGGATGCAGATAACGTAGCAACAATTAATAATAACAATACACAAAACTTTTTTAGAAATATGTCATATGACATAAGCAATCCATTTTCTGTAAATCTTTATATTTTATCTTACGATGTTAATGGAAATCTTACACATTCAAATGAAGCATTAGTGTCAAATCTTTTGACATATCTAAGACCCTTTAGAATGTTAACTGATGGAATTAATGTAATCGACGGATACATAATTAATATAGGCGTAGAATTTTCCATGACCGCCTATAAAGGATATAATAAAAAAGATGTATTGAAAAATTGTATAACCACCGTTCAAAATTTCTTTGATATCACAAAATGGGAATTTTCACAAACCATTAATCTTAGCAATCTTCGTTTGGAAATTGCAAAAGTAGAAGGGGTCCAATCAGTAATATCTTTATCTATTACTAATTTAACTCCGTTAACAACTAATGGAGGAAATTACTCTCCTGTAGCATATGATATTGATGCAGCAACTAATAATGATATAGTTTATCCATCGTTGGACCCTTCGGTTTTCGAGGTTAAATATCCGGACCAAGACATACGCGGGTCAGTGACTTGAAATTTCCTGAAAAAGAAATAGGCGGAATGTCTTATAATATAATATAATATACTATTTATATCTTATATGATAAAAATGAAGTCATTATTGTTCGAACGTGTTGTGAAATTGACTAGAGAAGATGCTCAAGAAGTATTGCATAAGGTGGGGATTTTAGCAGATAATACAGATTTACAGGAAGATTATGGAATTACTCCAGAGCAAACAAATTTATTAGTGAATTCGATTCCACAAAGTGGTGGAGATTTGGAAATTCCAGAGTGGGGAATAAATGCCGTTAAAGGAGAGATGGAAGACCATATTCTTGTTTTAAGAGATATTGCGATAGATGCATATAATGGTGGTCAACAAGGACAATTTTTACGAATTAACAAACAAGCTAAACGATTATCCGCCCTATTTGGGGTATAAACCTAATGCACCACTTCATCTATCCATCGCAAGATACGTTCATAACTAATCAACTAGGTTTAGATTCTTTAAATTTTGGCATTGATGAAATTTTATATGTTGGAACTAATATCCAAACAATAAAAACCACATCTCCAACAACATTAATTCCGATTACTCAATCTGTAATAAACTATTGTGTATCTAATTTTTCAGGGTCTATAACGAATTCATCTTTATATGGAACAGCTTCATTCGCAATAGGAGATATATCTTCCAGTATCACAACAGAGTTAATTACTTCTGATTTTACAGGATTTGTTACAGGTTCTTCCGTGGTTAATTTTAGCGGAAGTATAAGTGGAAGTTTTTCAGGAAGTATCTCTGGTTCTTTCATAACCACTTACGTTGATTATTTTAATGGAATTGTTTCAGGATTTTATGGTAAAGTGTTATCGGGGTCAGTAATGGGATATCAAATAATTCAACAGCAAAGTGTAACTGTTTCCACAAATAATTATACAAATCGTGCTCTGGTGCAATTCAATATAAATTGTATTTCACAATCTATATCAGATGGGGATATTATTAATCCTGAATTCAAATTAAAATTAAAAGTGGCAAGAGAATGTGAACTTCCTATTCAATATGAGATTTATGCTTTCCCAATATCCGAGAGTTGGGTGATGGGCAATGGATATTATTCTGATGGAGGCTCGACTACAGGAGCTAGTTGGGATTATAGAGATTATCAAGGTGGAACGTCTTGGTCTAGTGGAAGTGGTTCTTCATATATTCAATCAATATCCACGACCCAATCATTTAATTATCAGGTTGGTGACATTTATATGGATATTACACCTATTGCTATGTCTTGGATTAGTGGAACTATAATAAACAATGGAATTATATTAATTAGTAGTGATGAATTTTCTTCCTCTCCATCCGGAATGCAATTATATTTTTTTAGTAAGGATACCAACACGATTTATGAACCTATTTTAGATGTGGGGTGGAATGATTTCTCATTAGTTACAGGAAGTGTATCAACATCTAGTATAAACGTTGCAACTTCATCGGCAGGAATTTTAGGAATAATAGTAAATAGCGGCTCTATGAGTAGTGCGTTATGTGGATGTTTTTCGGGATTGGGTAATATTACAATTTCCTCAAGTTCTTCTTGGGGTTTGATTAATGCTGTCGGAACATGTGGTCTTATAAATAGTATGTCTATTGTAGGAGATTTTTCAGGTTCTTATACTAGTTCAGTGGTCACATTACATAAAAAATGTAAAACCTGTCGTCCTATTAATCCCGATTTAGTTTATGAGAGTGATGTAACTTTCAATGAACAGGTTAGTCAAATACCATTTAACTTACACCCATTTTATCCTGGAGCAGGAGACGATGCAAATTTTTCTTGTTTCCCAGGAACTCCTACAAATGCCGATTTTTATGTGATTGATGGTCAATTTCCATCTGAATATAATCAACCGTTGAATATTCCGTCGTGGATACAAGCTGGATTGGCATATATGAATAATCCTCCTTGCGCTGGCAGAGGATTGGACCAATCTCAATATGAAGGACATGACATATACGGGTGGGGTCACAAATTTGATACATTTAATCAATATGATTGGTGGAGTGGAGGAGCCTCACAATATGAATTTGGGCCAAGTTCAATAAGATTGAATTGTGGTTGTCAGGGACCTCTTATGGTCACTATGTCACTGATAATGGGAACTTTTATAGACGG